CTAAATGAAGGCAGATTTCTTCTACAGTTCTAAATCCTAATTCATAGCATTCCACAATTTTTTCAAGAGACACCACAGCTTCAAAAGCCCATTTTCTCGCGAATTTCTCGAGCTTCATATTGCGTACATCTTTTAAATTTGTGATGTCTCCATAAGTAGTTTCATAATGGCCTAATTCTTCGGCCAAAAGGCAATGCTTCTCATACATTGTTTTATTCTTATCGAGTAAAACGATATTGTCATAATACAGACCAGATAACCCCTTTGGCATTCCAGACACTTCTCTAATGACTAAGTGCGGAAAACGTAACATTAATGCCTCGTATGCCATGAACATCCCTCGCTTTATTTTCTCTGTGATTTAATGAAGTCGATGTAACGAGTAATATCCTCTAATTCCTCTTCAGTGACATCGTCGTCTATATGTGCAGCGATGGTTTCAATTTTATTTTCTTGTTGTTCTTCCTTTTTTGGAAAGAACTCATTAATTGAAACATTAAGGATCCTCGACAGTTCAAAAAGTATATCTTGGTTTGCAGCTCGATCACCATTTTCATATCTTGAAATGGTTTGTTTAGTAGTATTTAGCTTCTCAGCTAACTCTTCTTGTCCCATTCCTCTTTGTAATCTAAGTTCTCTTATCCTTTGACCAACATACTTCTTCAATTCCATTTTTTCATTTCCTCCCCTTCGTTATAGTGATTATATAACAATAATCACCGTTTTGGAATATTTTATTCAGTTTCTTAACATTTTATTCTTTACAAGTCACCAATATGGTGATATATTCCTATCAAGGAGGTGGAAAATTAATGCAAGAAAAGCTTCTTTTGATTAGGAAAAAGAACAATCTATCTATCAACGACATGGCAGATATTCTTGGCATTCGAAGCAAGACTTATAGTTTAAAAGAACGTGGGTTAGCAGAATTTACTCAAGATGAAATGTTTACTATAAGTGAAAAGTTCGAACGGAATATTGACCAAATTTTTTTACCCCGAAGTCACCAAAATGGTGACTAATGTAACCGTTAGAGGAGGAGTTAAGTTGAAACATAAACTGTACATCGCTCGTCGCGAAAGACGTTTAAGACAAAAAGACGTAGCAAAAATGCTTCACATTGATCCTCAAACTTACCACTTAAAAGAAGCTGGAAAAAGAGATTTCACCTTAAAGGAAGCGAAAAAACTCACCACTATTTTCAACATGACACTTGATGAATTGTTCGGCGATGAAGAAAGTTACGGTGCTGCTTCATGAAAATATTAGGATTGGCAATCTTCGTAGGAATTTATATTGCCTGGCTTGTTGGAATTAATTTAGTGGAGAAGAAGGAGGCAAGGAATAATGAAGGTCAAAGAAATGCTTGCATGGACAAAAAGATTGAAGGAAGTACAGTCCATAAAAGACGGATACTTACGCGGTAAACGGATGCAAAATCTTTGGAGTGATTTTCGTGAGGCGTACGATTTCAATTCCCATATTTCCTCTGATCCGTTTTTACGAGCACTACACGCAACAATGAAATTTGAATACTTCAAACACGTTTAGGAGGACAACATGAAATTTTGGGATTGGTTATACATCTTAAGTCTATTCACCTTAATCCTCATCATCGTAATTCTTGAGGGGAGGTGAGAAAGATGCTTAAAAAGATGTTCATTTACCGTGCTTGGAATAAACCAAATGTAATTCATCCAAAAGGTGAGGAAATGTTTGCGGTAACGTCCGAAGAAAGTTTTACGGCTGCTGAAACAGTATTGGATGAGGCTTTAGCGGAAGGATGGCACTTCGAAAATATCAGTTTGCACGCTGAAGCGTGGTTGCTCGATGAAAACTAAAAAGACCACTCGGCAAAGTGGCCTATTAAAACTTATTTTCAGAAACAGTATAGCACAGAATCGGGAGGGTTAGACCAGTGATCAAAATTAATAAACTTGAAATCGAAAACGTGAAGCGTGTAAAAGCAGTCAAAATTGAGCCTACCGCGAACGGTTTAACGATAGTCGGCGGTAAGAACAACCAGGGCAAGACAAGTGTACTTGACGCGATTGCATGGGGGTTAGGCGGTAATAAGTATCGTCCGTCTCAAGCACAACGGGATGGAAGTGTTATTCCACCGCATTTACAAATCGTAATGTCCAATGGACTGATCATTGAACGGAAAGGTAAGAATAGCGAACTAAAAGTAATTGATCCTAACGGTGAGAAGGCAGGGCAACAACTCTTAAACAGTTTCGTCGAAGAACTGGCGATCGACTTGCCGAAATTCATGAATTCTACCAATAAGGAAAAAGCGGATATCCTTCTCCAAATCATCGGTGTTGGAGATCAACTTCAGGAATACACGAGGCAAGAACAAGAAGTCTATAACAGCCGTCGGGCGATCGGTCAGATTGCGGACCAAAAACAAAAGTTTGCGAATGAACAACTCTATTATCCTGACGCTCCAAAAGAACCGATTTCAGCATCTGAATTGATTAATCAACAACAAGCAATTCTCGCTCGTAATGGTGAGAATCAACGTAAACGACAGCGGTTAACGCAATATCAGTCTGAGTATGCACGACAAGGCCAAGAAGTGGAACGATTGACCAAGCTGTTGGAAGAAGCGAAGGCTGCATATGAACAGACCGGTAGGGATTTAGAAATTGCCCAAAAAGATACGTTGGACTTGTTGGATGAATCAACTGAAGCGTTGGAGGCAAACATCCAAAAAATCGATGAAATTAACCGAAAGGTTCGTGCGAATCTTGACAAGGATAAGGCCGAAACGGATGCCAATGAATACCGCATTCAATACGACAGTTTAACTGCGAAACTTGACAAGATTCGTGAAGAAAAATCCAACCTATTAAACAGCGCAAACCTTCCATTAGAGGGCTTGTCAGTAGAAGATGGTGAGTTAATTTATAACGGCCAGAAGTGGGACAACATGAGTGGCGCAGATCAGCTGCGTGTCTCCACAGCCATTGTCCGAAAACTGAAACCTGAATGCGGTTTTATTTTATTAGACAAATTGGAACAAATGGATATTGAAACGCTTCAGGAGTTCGGCAAATGGCTTGAACAAGAAGGACTTCAAGCGATTGCTACTCGTGTCAGTACTGGAGAAGAATGTTCCATCATTATCGAAGATGGTTATGTAGCTGGACAGGAATTAGTACAGGCACCGGTGCAAGAACAGGTACCGCAAGAGCCGGAAACAAAACCTTGGAAAGCGGGGGAGTTTTAAATAATGCAAATCACGAAAGGTAAAGTTGCGAAAGCGCAAAAAATTGTTATTTATGGTCCTGAAGGAATAGGTAAAACATCTATTGCTGCACAGTTCCCGGATCCATTGTTTATCGATACAGAAGGTAGTACAAGCAATATGGATGTAGCTCGAATGGACAAGCCGAGCAGTTGGACACTTATGTTACAGCAAATAGAATTCGTTAAGCAACAGCGTCCTTGTAAAACAATAGTCATTGACACGATCGATTGGGCTGAGCGTTTAGCCATTGATTTTGTAACCAGTAGAGCAAACAAAACAAGCATTACAGGTTTTGGGTATGGTGAGGGTTTTATTCAACTGGAGGAAGAGTACGGGAAATTTCTAAATAAGTTATCTGACTTAATTGAAATGGGAATAAACGTCGTTTTGACAGCTCATGCGAAAATTACTAAGTTTGAGCAACCTGACGAGATGGGAGCTTATGATCGTTGGGAGTTAAAGTTAGGAAATAAAACAACTGCTAAAACTGCTGCTCTAACAAAAGAATGGGCCGATATGGTGCTGTTCGCCAATTATAAAACATTCAGCGTGGCAGTTGATGAAAAAGGAAAAAAACACAAAGGGCAAGGCGGTATTCGTACCTTTTATGCAAATCATCATCCTGCTTGGGATGCCAAGAATCGTCATGGACTACCCGATGAATTCCCAATGGACTATGCACACATTGCTCATATCTTTAATAGCTCTCCTGTGCCACAGGCTTCAGCGTCAGTCCAACAACCGACACAACCGATACAGCAAGAAGCTCCAGTTCAACAGCCACAAACTGTACCGGTACAACCACCGGTCGAACAACTGGTACCCAATACTCAATTAGTACCCGAATTAAGTCCTTCTATTCCTCAATCTTTGCGGGATCTGATGATGCAAAGTGGAGTAAGCGAAGAAGAAATCCAAGTTGTAGTTAGTAAAAAAGGTTATTACCCAATGGATACGCCGATTTCGAATTATGATCCGAGTTTCGTGGATGGTGTGCTTGTTGGAGCGTGGCAGCAAGTATACGGAATGGTCGAGGAATTTAGAAAAAGCCTACCGTTTTAAATAACATTTCATAGGAGGAATAACAGATGAATCAAGAACGCGAATTAAGTTGGGATGATGAGATTGAAAAGGATAGTGGCGACTTTATACTGCTGCCAGAAGGTGACTATTTCTTCACAGTTTCGAAGTTTGAAAGAGGACGTTTTGCAGGAAGTACGAAGATGCCGGCCTGCAACCAAGCGAAGTTGGAATTGACGGTCCATTCTCCTGAATATGGTGACGTCACAGTGTTCCATAACCTGTTTTTGCATACAAAAACTGAAGGATTGTTATCAAATTTCTTCGCAGGTATTGGACAGAAGAAAAAAGGTGAAAAGCTTCGGATGAACTGGAGTACAGTCGTCGGGGCAAAAGGGAAGTGCCAACTGGAAATCAACAGTTACACAGGAAACGACGGAAAAGAGAAGACTAATAACCAAGTCAAAAAATTCTACCCTTATGAAGAGGCATTCCCACAAGGACAAGCTCAAGGCTACCAACAGCCACAAGCAAACCAACAGTATCAACAACCGGCTCAGCCAACACAACCAACACAGAACATGCCATTTCCTACAGGCGGCCAAGGCGGATTCACACCAGGTCAATTCTAAGGGGGAAATAGACATTGAAATTACGTGATTATCAGGAAGAAGCAAGAACTTCCATTCAGAAGCAGTGGGCAGAGGGCGTTAAAAAAACGCTCCTCGTCCTTCCCACAGGATGCGGAAAGACAATTGTTTTCTCAAAAGTTATTGAAGACCGAGTGAAAAAGGGCGAGCGCGTTCTCGTCCTTGCTCACAGGGGAGAATTGTTAGATCAAGCTGCGGATAAATTAGAAAAGTCTACTGGGTTAAAAACAGCAACCGAAAAGGCTGAACAAACTTCAATTGGTAGTTGGTTTAGAGTAGTCGTTGGAAGCGTGCAAACGATGATGCGAGAGAGTCGTCTTGAGAGATTTAGCAAAGATTTCTTCGACACTATCATTATTGACGAAGCCCATCACTGTTTATCAGAAAGTTATCAGCGAGTATTGAATTATTTTGAAGAAGCTAATGTGTTAGGTGTTACGGCAACTCCTGATCGGGGTGACATGCGGAATCTTGGTTCTTATTTTGAGAGCCTCGCCTTTGAATATACGTTACCGAAAGCTATTAAGTCAGGTTATCTAAGCCCTATTAAAGCATTGACTATTCCGTTGAAACTGGACTTATCAACAGTTAGTCAACAGGCAGGAGATTTTAAAGTAAGCGATTTAGGTTCTGTGTTGGATCCGTATCTTGAATCGATTGCAGATGAAATGTGGAGAGTTGCCGAGGATCGAAAGATTGTCGTCTTTCTTCCTTTGGTGAAAACGAGTCAAAAATTTACTGAAATATTAAATCGAAAGGGCTTCAAGGCTGCGGAAGTGAATGGTGAAAGCAAAGACCGCGCTGAGATATTAGAAGATTTTGATAAGGGCAAATACAACGTACTTTGCAATTCAATGCTTTTAACGGAAGGATGGGATTGCCCTTCAGTAGATTGTGTTGTTGTCCTAAGACCAACAAAAGTACGGTCCTTATACTCCCAGATGGTTGGGCGCGGTACCCGACTATATCCTGGTAAAACTGAATTATTGTTATTAGATTTCTTATGGCACACGGATCGACACGAGCTTTGTCATCCAGCACATTTGATTGCCGAAAATAACGAAGTTGCAAAGGCCATGACCAAGCAGATTGAAGAAGCCGGTATTCCACTTGATTTGGAACTTGTTGAAAAACAAGCAGCTGAAGATGTGGTTGCACAGCGCGAAGAAGCTTTGGCCAAACAGCTGGCTGAAATGAAAAAGCGTAAACGAAAACTTGTGGATCCGCTGCATTTTGAAATGAGTATCCAAGCTGAAGACCTTTCAGGCTATGTGCCATCTTTCGGATGGGAAATGGGTCCTCCTTCTGATAAACAAGTTAAGTCTTTAGAAAAGCTGGGTATCCTTCCGGACGAAATCGACAATGCCGGTAAAGCTACCAAACTATTGGAACGGTTAGAGAAACGACGTGAAGAAGGATTGACGACACCAAAGCAGATTCGCTTCTTGGAACAACGTGGATTTGAACATGTCGGTACATGGCCCTTTGATACGGCTAAAAACTTGATTGACCGGATTGCTGGCAATGGTTGGAGAATCCCTGAAGGAATCAATCCTAAAGAATTTCACGGGGGCAATTAACCTATGACTAAACGTAGGTGGACACTACTCTTTCGAATAGAAGAAGTCGATGGTCGTAGGTACCCTGTCTGGTTATATGAGCAACTGCAAAAACACGATTTAAACGCACGAAAAAGACAAGGGTGGAAGGAGATTGGATGAAGTGGGCATTCTCTACGCATCAGTAAAACTTCAACAAGAGATGCAACGAGATCATGTAATTAAACGCTTAGTAGCGCTTGGAATAAAAGAAAACAAAGAAGGAGTTAGCATTCACAAGCTCAATTATCGTGAGTTGAAATATGAGCTTGTGATGGCCTCCTTCCGGGATTGATATTTAGTCAATTTATCAGAAAGGTTGATGAACTGTGTCAGAAAGGATGTACAAAAAATATTTCACTAAAGAACAACTTCAAGAAATGAAAGCAAGTACAGTGCAGGATCTTCGATTGCAAGAAGATAGAACAATCACAGCTTTGATATTGTTTTTAGTCGTAGGATTCATTGAGGTAATAATGCTAATTGCGATGTTGTTTTGGACGAATAAAGTAACTATTTTCCTCGTAATAGTTTGGTTGCTGTTTGTGGGATTTTGGTTATTAGTTTTCTGCATGACGCTCAATGATTATAAGAAGTTAATAGATAAAACTAAGGAACGATTGAACAAATTGTAATCGGAGGAGAAGTACATGATACAACAAGCAACCGAAAAGTTAAAAAATGAAATGGCCAAGGAGAATAACCCGTATGTCCAGGCAGTCGGTCAATTCCTTCTGCAACACATTGAAAGCAATCCAGCAAATGCGGAAAAGATCTTGGCCGAGGAAAAGAACATCCTCAAAAGTTTGGACGAAATGCGTAAAGCAGCTGAAAAGAAGAAGGTCGGCAATGTGGCCGTCCTTACTGATCAAGAGGGTTTCGCAATCGTGCTGAATTATTTCGGCATTAAAGCGAATACAGAATCGGTAACAAACTTCAAGCCGGTTATACCTGTGCCTAATTTAAAGCCATCCGTTGACTTCGATGTTAATCTGGATGACTTGTTAGGAGAGTGATTGAAATGAACGATAACGGTTTGAAAGAGGAAATCCTTTCACATATTCCGCAGGACTTTAGTCCGGAACTTCAGGAGTACGTAACAGACACTGTGTTACTCCATAGCCGGTACATGTTTGTCCAACGAAGCGGATCCGGACAACAATATGGGTATTGCACACATTGCAACAAGCAATCCAAGACGCAGGGGTTGAAGCATAATAAGTCTGCAGTTTGTCCGAGTTGCGCTGCTGTCTGTACGGTTAAGTCCGCAGGTCGCGGTAGAAAGTATATGCGAGACAGCGCTTATGTAGTTTGGTACGACAAGTCAGTTAAAGATGTACGCTCGCTCGTTGCAAGAGGGCTGCTTGTGACTCGGGACTACAGCGAAAACTACCATAATGTACAGACGAAATACATCGTGACATCCGTTTACCTATTTGAACCGGGACAGAGTTGGATGTTAGATAACTATTGGTGGAACGAAAACCATTGGAGAATCCGGAAGAGCATTATCTCCGAAAGCTCGACATCGATGCAGAACCGACAGTGTTATTTTGCTCACCAAAGCATTGACAAGGCTGTCCAAGGAACACCGTTCCAGTACAGTACCTGGGAACACTATCTCGAAGGTGACATGCTCAAATTCTTCGAGCTTGCTGCCAAATATCCGTGTATTGAATACCTGACCAAATACCGTCTTCAACAAATCGTTTGGGCGAAGTTGAACGGTCAGAAAACATTCAGTGCCATCAATTGGCGTGGGAAGACCCTTGATCGAGTATTAAAAGTAACCAGACAAGAATTGAGGAATATCTGGGAAGCGAAGATTGATCTCACCCCGTATGCTTTGTATCTATACCATCAGTCAAAGAAAGACGGATCCAATTTCACCTTGCAAGAGGCCGCAAGGTTTGGACAAGGCCGAATGGAGTTGTATGTGGATGAGCTCAAGATGCTTCAACAATATACGACTCTTCGAAAGATATTAAATTACGTAGATAAACAATTTATCAAGAAGAATCGAAACTGGTACTACGCTCCTTCCAGTGTGCTGACGACATGGAAGGATTACTTGAATGACTGCCGGTCTCTTGGAGAGGATCTTTCATCAGAAGCAATCCTTTTCCCCACTAACCTTCACACTGCACATCAAAAGACGATTCGAAAAATGAAAATCAAAGCAGACGCAGCTCTAAATGAGAAAATTACTAAGCGGTTGAAGGTGCTTGATAAATTTGTATTCAAAACTGCAGAGTTTATTATTCGACCTGCGAAGAGTTCAATCGAACTGTTGGATGAAGGGAAAGCCTTGAGTCATTGTGTAGGCACCTACTCAAAAAACTATGCGGAAGGAAAGACGGACTTGTTTGTCATCCGCAGAGTATCGGATCCGGAGAAACCGTTTTACACAATGGAGATTAAAAACAATCAGATTATCCAGGTATACGGTAAGAAAAATTGTCTTCCTACAAAGGAAGTACAGACATTTATTGAAGCGTTCAAAGCGGCCAAGCTCAAGCGAAAAGGGAGGAAGGTAGCCGTATGAATCAACTTACTACAGAACGAACGCCTGTCGTCATAGCGACAGAGATTAATAGTATCAAAGGTCAGACACAAGCCATGGTACTGCATGCCAGTGCCGAGATCGGAAAGCGCCTGATTGAAGCGAAGGAGCTACTCCCTCATGGAGAGTGGGGAGGTTGGCTGAAGGAGAATATCGATTATAGCCAATCAACGGCCAACAATCTGATGCAGCTATACCGCGAGTATGGGGCGAATTCTGAAGCGCTTGGGAATCTCTCCTATACAAAAGCACTCGCCCTTTTAGGTGTTCCAGAAGAAGATCGTGAGAAGTTTGTGCAGGAAAACGACGTAGAGAACATGTCAGCTCGAGAACTGCAGAAGGTAGTCAAAGAGAAACAGAAACTTGAAAAGCAATTGGCCAAACAAGAAAACGAAGCCTTAAAAGAAAAGGCTGCACTGGCCAAGCAAATTGTAGAACTGGAAAAGAGAATCGAAGAGAGTTCATCTGAAGATGATAAGGTATCAGAACTTATAGCTGAATTAGAAGATGCAAAAGCAAAGGTTAAACGGCTTGAATCTGATTTAAAAGCGAAGCCGATCGATGCAGCTACAGTCGAGGTAGTTCCTCCTGAAATTGAAGAAGAACTTAGGTTACTCAGACAGCAGGTTTCTGAAAAAGGAGATTCATCCATCTTAAAATTTCGGGTACGTTTCGAGTCACTCGTTACTGAATTCCGGAATACGCTTGAAGCTTTAGATGGCATCTCGGAGGAAACCGAAAAAGAAAAATATAAGCAAGCAATGGTCGGTCTGATCGATAAGATGCAGCAACGGTTGTAGGGGGATAAGAATGGCTGAAATGAAAATGGATTTACTACCTCTCTTAGACTACATTGACCCGTCATTTCTGAGCTATCAGGAATGGGTCAATGTAGGAATGGCACTCAAATATGAAGGCTATACCGCAAGTGATTGGGATAGTTGGAGTAGCCGGGACGCAGCACGTCACCGTCCCGGTGAATGTTTCAGAAAATGGACCAGCTTCGAAGGTTCCGGATCGCCGGTTACTGGGGCAACGATTACACAAATGGCCAAAGAGAATGGATGGCTTCCTAAGTCAAGAGAAGATCATGAACTTGATTGGAACGATGAGATATCAGTAAAAGACGATTATGTCGTCGTTGATAAAAACTGGATTGAAGGAAAAGAAATCAGTGAGCCGGTGGACTGGAATCCAGTACGTGAGTTAACCACTTACTTGGAAACTCTATTTGAAGCCTCAGAAAACGTCGGATACGTTGTCTCTACTTGGCAGAATGATGAAGGCAAGTATTTACCGACGAAAGGAAATTGGGACCGCACAGCTGGTGAACTGATTCAATTATTGAATGAATCAAATGGAGACATAGGTGCTGTCTTAGGTGACTACAACCCGGAAGCTGGTGCATGGATCCGTTTCAATCCGTTAGATGGCCAAGGCGTTAAAAATGAAAACGTTACGGAATTCAAATATGCATTAGTTGAATCTGACACGATGGATTTGGAGAAACAAAATGCAATTATGCGTGAATTGGAATTGCCCATCGCTTCTCTCGTATATAGCGGAAAAAAGAGCATTCACGCCATCGTTAAAGTCGACGCGGCCAATTATGAGGAGTACCGGAAACGTGTCGATTATCTCTATAACGTATGTAAGAAAAATGGATTAAACATTGATAATCAAAACAGAAATCCATCCCGCCTATCTCGTATGCCTGGCGTTGAGAGGAATGGCAAAAAGCAATTTATCATAGACACCAACATCGGTAAAAACAATTGGGAAGAATGGTACGAATGGATTGAAGGCGTGAACGATGATTTACCGGATCCGGAAAGCCTTACGGATTATTGGGACCACTTGCCTGATCTTGCTCCTCCATTAATCGAAGGAGTATTAAGACAAGGCCATAAGATGCTAATGGCTGGACCGAGTAAAGCAGGTAAGTCGTTCGCGTTGATTGAGTTGTCTATAGGCATTGCAGAAGGTTCGAAGTGGTTAGGGTGGCAATGTACGCAAGGAAAGGTATTATACGTCAATCTTGAATTAGACCGAGCCAGTGCCTTACATCGATTCAGAGACGTTTATACAGCTTTGGGATTGCAACCTAACAATATCAATAATATCGACATTTGGAATCTAAGAGGGAAGTCGGTACCGATGGATAAGTTGGCACCAAAGCTAATTAGAAGAGCTCAAAAGAAGAATTACATTGCGGTAATTATCGACCCAATTTATAAAGTATTAACTGGTGACGAAAACAGCGCAGATCAGATGGCTCACTTTACGAATCAGTTCGATAAGATAGCAACGGAATTAGGCAGCAGCGTCATCTACTGTCATCACCACTCGAAAGGAACGCAAGGCAATAAGAAGTCGATGGATAGAGCCTCAGGATCGGGAGTATTCGCCCGAGATCCAGACGCCTTAATCGACTTAGTGGAACTCGAAATAACAGATGCTTTAATGAAGCAAGAAGAAGGAAAGGCAGCTTGCGCCATCTATCAGAAGTATCTTGGGAAGTTTAACTTAGACTACCTGGATGAGCATGTTTCGCAAGACGAACTCTTAAGTGTAACTGCCATGGTCGATCACACTAAACGAGCCATACCTGATCAGATGCCAAATATTAATCGTGAGATTGAAAGATCAGTAAAAACGATTCGCATTCGGTCAGCGTGGCGTGTTGAAGGGACGCTGCGGGAATATCCGAAGTTTGAGCCCGTCAATATGTGGTTCCAGTATCCGATTCATAAGGTTGACGATGTTGGTAGTTTGAAAGATATCGAGCCAGAAGGTGATACTCCAGCATGGAAAAAGCAAATGGATAAGAAGAAAAAAAGTCCTGAAGTTGCTAAGCAAGAACGCAAAAACGCGCTTGAAATCGCTATTGGCGCATGTGGAATTGATGAGAAAATCACAACCGAAGACTTAGCTGAATACATGGCAATAAGCGAAAAAACCGTAAGAAGAAGGATAAAAGAGCACGGTGGATTTGAAGTTGTAGAAGGTGAAGTCGTCCCGAAAGACAGGGACAAACAGTAAATGTTGTCTGTCTGTCTCTATAAGGGACAAGGGACAAATACCACTGTTTGTCTGTCTGTCCCTCATAAGGACACAGGGACATTTATCGAGTTTGTCCTTGTCCCTAAAATATTTCACAAACTTTTATAAGGACAGGGACAGAAACCCGAGATTGTCCCTAATGAATGTTGTTAAATCAACGTTTTAAAAGTTTGTGAAAACGCACATGGACAGGGACAGGGACAACCCTATACTACGTATAGGTAAATGTCTCTGTCCCTCACGGTCCAAATGGGTGACAGGAACATGGGGCAGTCAAGCATGCCCCCATGGTCCCTGACCCCTTGTCTTTGGACTAAGAAAAAATGTCTCGCAACTAAATTACAATTTTTGGAATACAAGGACGGTGCTAAAAATGATGAATGAATTAACTGAACTAATTCAACGTTGGGCAGTTGAACGTGATTTGCACAATGCAGATCCAAATAAACAAATCCTAAAACTTGGGGAAGAATTCGGAGAACTGTGTCAGGGGATGGCCAAAAGCAAACCAGAATTAGTCAAAGACTCCATTGGTGATATATACGTAGTACTGACAATTTTAGCTTTGCAATTAGATTTGGAGATTGAGAACTGCGTTGCATTAGCTTATGCCGAAATTCGAAATCGTAAAGGTAAGATGGTGAACGGAGTATTTGTGAAAGAAGCTGATCTGGCATGATCACCTCATTTTTTATGCCGATGATCCCTCCGACAACAACCCATCAGCAAAAGCAAGTGATGGTCCGGAACGGTAAGCCTGTGTTTTATGAACCTGAGGAGTTAAAGGCAGCCCGCGCTAAATTGATGGGACACTTAGGTCAGCACGTACCAAATGAAAAGTACACCACTGCAGTACGTCTCATGGTCAAATGGTGTTTCCCCATGATTGAAGGTAGCAAGGATGGACAATACAAGCACACTCGTCCAGATACGGACAACCTTCAGAAGCTGTTGAAAGATTGCATGTCATCCTGCGGTTATTGGACGGATGATGCGCTGGTAGCTTCCGAGATCGTCGAAAAGTTTTGGGCAAAGGTGCCAGGTATCTATATTCGAATCGAGGCGATTTGATGGACTATCTAAAGTTCTATATGGATGTCGTCGAGTGGATCAATCAAGTCAATCAAATGGCCATGAAACACGGAATGGACAGTAATGAATTTTGGAATTGGGCTGCAAAGACAACTGGTGAACTAAGCGACAAATACCAGAACAGTAAATTGGTCGTTAAACAAATGTCTATGCTTTATATCTGGCTTGAAGAAATTTACGAGGAAGGGATGCTGAAAAAATGACCGCCGAAGAACGTGAACAATTAATCGATTGGCTCATTGTGTGGACCGGTTGGGCGAGGGAAGCGTTCGAAAAAATGAGCGATGAGGAATTGCTTGAGATGGATAAGAAATATAGCTATAGCAATGCTAAACCATAATCCCAAGCGTTGGGAATTTGTGAGGTGAGGGAGAAATGAGAAATCTAACCAACGAGCAACTTGAAGTCATTACTAAGACTGTATTGGAAGTCCACAAACAGGAGATTGAAAAGCAGGAAAAGCAAAAACGTGACCGTAGACACCGAAATGTAAAGCTGCTATTACAAAACTATCGTTCGTTTGTAGCACACACTGCGGATATCAAGTTAGACATTGATCATCTGAACCAGAAGTTAGAGTTAGATGAATTGGAAACGGATGAATTCGCAATTCAATCTATAAAGAAAAGCAAAGAACGCACCTTAGCAATGGTTAGGTTTATAAACAAGATGCTTCAGGTTTATAAGTTAATGTGCGAGCAGTCGAAAAACCCAGAAGATATTCGGAAGTATGAAACAATCAATCTCTTATATATTTCCGGCGAGAAAAAGACCTATGAGCAATTAGCTGAATGTCATCATGTTCATGTTCGGACGGTCAACCGAGATGTGAAGGAAGCAGTAGAAGCATTGTCAGTACTGATTTTCGGAGTTGATGGAATACGATTAATCGGGTAGCGTTCCGTGTCTAAAACGTGTCATTGTTTTGTCATTTTGCCCAGATTATGATGATAGTGTGAGATAAATGTAAATCTCATAGACTTTGGTGGTACCTTATGTTTGTATTATGTACAACCTTCCCCCTTTGTGGAAAAGCATTTTGGACAGCCTGGAAAACTGTTCGGAGTGCTTTTCTATTTTTCTAAAAGGATTCCTTTTACTTGATGGCGAATTATGTCATTGAATAAGGAGGGGAAGCTATGCTTTTAAGGGTTAAATATCATTTGTTCACTTACTATAAAGATAGGTGGATTCCCGATGGTGTTGATTACACGATTATCGAAGTTGATAGTGATATCGATCCGAACAGCCGAGAAGGTATGGATGAAATAACGAATGAAGTTAGTAGGATCATAGGGAGACCATCAACAGATATAAAAG